GGGAATAACCCCGCTGTTTGCGACGATGGAGGATTGAACCGAGTCCCTTCTTTAGTGATTACTTGATTTCCTAGAACAAAAGCATCAGTGCCTTCGCCTACCCATCCAAACTGTCTGTGTGCGTTATCCGCCATTGTTGTCTCCTGTAGTTGGTTAATCCAAGTTAATATGTACTTCATTAAATCATCGACGTTGGGTACAGCTACCCCCCGCATAGCCAATTGCTTTCTAAGTTCGTCTCTAGACCCAACCGCAGTGAGCGGTAGTGTAAATTCACGTACACCATCTTTCGGTAGGTGTAGTCGTAAGACCACCTGCTCCCCGATTTCAGGGTCTAGTACCCGCTGCACTACGTATATGTCGTTCTGGTATACTTGCTTTTCGTCTTCGTTACCTTCTGAATCCTTACTGTGGACATACACCCCACCATTCGCGCCTCGTAAATAGGGGAAAGGGTACTTCGGTATCACATAAGTGTTTAGGGGCGCGTCCGGTAAATCTAACGCAGGTTCCTGCACTACGTTATCTTCTTCGGTGGCTTCCTTTAATAACTTACCTATAAACAAAGGCGACCGATACTTACCACGGTTAGGACATGCTAGGCACGTCTCAGGCTTATGTTCTTCAAACTTGTTACATGTATACCGTTTATCCGATGTGAGGTTACTCCACTTTGCGTCCGTTTCCTCTGGATCGTAACCCTCGTAACCTTGCGATATCTTATGTGCCCGTTCCCTACTACCATCACTACAGGCTTTTAGTATTGATAGCATCCCACGCCATATTGGTTCCGATACTTCGTTCGGTTTCGTTAGTGCGTCGTGTAACTGTAGACACCCCTTCCCGCCCTTAGAGCGTTCAATAATACGTTTGAACTTAAAGTCTTGGTTTTCAAGGGCTGCGTGAAACATTGCATTGGCACCCTCTACCCTTCTAGAGGGAACTGGTATCATGTCTGCACCAAGGAGCATGGAAAAGCTATCGAAATCAACCAACGTCGAATCCGTTGGCCCTATAAAATCTACTTCTACAGGGTCTTCCGGTTTGTAGTTGTGCGTCATAGGTACCCGCAACACTCGTGCGGCATCCGCCGTGACTGCGGGATCAGCTAAAAAGTTATTTTTACTACATAAAACTTTAAGGCGTTCTGCTACAGGTACCCAATCTTCTAAACAGACTGGTTCTTTTAGTACCCAGTAAACATGTACCCCACGACCAGAGTTAATCAATGTGGGGCGAGGTAATAGGTTGGTCTTGCAAAATTGTTTAAGCGCAGCAAGTGCGTCTTGTTGAGTAGCAAATTCTTTGGATGGGCCACAATCTAGATCTAAGAAAAACGTTTTTACGTTCTTGACGTTACCTACCTTGCGTGACTTATCTTCTCTAAAAGTCGATAGGGCGAAGTAAACATCATAACCTTGGTCATCTAGTTGGTTTGCGTTATCTATTAAAGCATCTATAGAAGTAAAAAACTTTTGTATTCGTCGATCCGTCTTAGTGTTAGATGCAAAAATACAATATAGTCCATCGTTTGCTAGGGCTTCTTGTAAAAATTTTCTTGTTTCCATAGCTATCTCAGAACCGAAAGTTACCACGGCAGGGGCAGATATCCGCCCTCTTCGGTATTCCTAGCCGTGGTATAGTTAAGCGTGTGGGTAAGGTCTCGCACCTACCCAAGATAATTGGGTCTAGTCGTCCCAACCGTCAACGATTGCACTAAGATCAGCTTCTTCTTTAGGTGCAGGTGATGACTTCACCTTAGCTACTTTCTTCGGTTCTTTGACAGCTTCTTCAGTTTCTTCTACATCAACTTCTACTACATCAACTTCCTCGGCTGTCACCGGGGCAGACTGGGTAACATCTGCAAAAGGACTTACCTCCACATCAACGGTAAAGCCTTCCACTGCATCAAACGGGGATGAGGTTTGCAGCGGTATGTACTTGGTAACTTGCACTGCTCGTAACCGTAGTGATACCCCTGCTTCTCGCATGTTGTATGGGAAAAGAACGACTGCAATGTTTCCAACACTACCGGTAGTCAAAGCAAAATCTTCATCTAACTCCTTATTCCCTGCGTCATATTGCTTAGGTTTGCTGGTAGCCTCTTTACCGTACGCCCCTTTCAACGTGGCTTTACCAATAAACATACCGTCATCAGTCTTCTTGAAAGGCATGGGGATCTTCTCAGGCCATTTAGCCTCACGCTTTTCAGCGTATGCAGCCGCCATAGCGCCCATCAATTCTTTAGCCTGTTTATCGTCCATCTTAAACTGCATCGAGTAAGACGCGCCATCGTCAAATGGGTCACACGGTACACTACGATTTTCCGCTGTATCAAAGCGGTAAGTTTTATTGATACGTGGGTATAGTACTTCAACACCTTTTATAAGGTAGTTCATATATGTTTCTCCAAACATTTAGTCATTTAATTTAAAACCGTCAACCTCATCGAATGGGGAAACACTCCGATCTTCTATAGGCACTACGCTTAACGTAATAGCAGCAATAGAGTCTTCGTGATCCACCATCCCCTTAACGGTTTCATGCTCCTGCTCTTCTATGGGACGTATTGGTCTGAAGAAGAGTTTTGGTATATCGCTGTTATCATCGAAGTAGATACTCGTTATTACAGCGATAAAAGGCGTCTCACGCGCCTCAAGGTACCGTGCATAAGCACGGAAGGGCATAGCCCCATTTACTGCGTCACCAAATATAGAAGTTGGAGGTAGTTGTAGTTGGTAAACTGTTTCCAGATCATCCTTTAAAACAACTGCCAAACGCTGCACAAAACGACATGCACGGCTAGCACCCCTACCAGAACCTCTAATATTGTGTACGCAATCTACACAACGCCCAGACTGTCTTTGCTCATCTGGAACGTCTAAAGCAGGTGTCTCGGTATTATTCGACCAGCAAGTAGGCGTAGATACTTTATCGGCATCGTACTCGCTTTTGTAATATATTCTTGACCGGTAAGCAATACCCACAATAATAACTTCAATGCTATCTCCACTTTCTAATGGTATACCCTCGAATTTTTTATTGCGGATACTAATCCTTTTTAAGTTAGTGTCCATTAATAGTCTTCATCTATACCCAAGTCAGGGACTTCGACCCGATCATCTTCTGGACTTACTTCATCCCATGTTGTGTTAGGTACATCTTCATCAACCTCACTAAGCAACGCTTTAGTAACGGCATCAAGATCATACCTGTATGTCTGGTTAATGTGGATGTAAGTATTTTTAGGTATGCGTCCTTGCTGCATCCAATTACGGATTAGTCGCTCAGATACCATAAAGTGCTGGGCAACTTCTTTAATTGAAACTAATCGGGATGTCATTTTTTGTTCCTTCTAACGGTTACGGTATATTCTGAATTAGAGTTAAGACCTTTAGGTAACAACTCAGGATTTTCTTCCAAGAACTGTTTCATATTCTTCTGGTTAATCCGTTTGTCTAATAGTGAAGGCTCACCGTGCTCAAGAATAAACTCGTGCATCTTGTCCCAATCACTAGTCCAATACGATTGCTTAACCGTCCTATAAAACAAACCCTCAGAAGTCTTTACGCTATCCACTTCATGCTGCTTGCAGTGGGTTAGCAAAGCGCCTTTGACAGTCTCTAATTGCTGCACTAAGGGTGCATCTTCCTCATCAAATTTCGACTTTAGTTCTGAACGCCGCTCCCGAATCTTTATATAAGTCCTGACTAACTTATCTAGGGATATAGATTCTCCACCGCCCATTTCAACCTCCTTAACTTATCGAGCAAACGACTATAATGGATAACTATGTACTACGCAAGTAAATCGTTGTATAAATCAATCATTTTTGTATGTACGTTGATTTTATTGTCCAACATAGCATAAACACGCTTTTCTATGGCCGACCCTTGCAATTGCACTACCGTACACTTGTGGTCTTGGCCCGACCTATGTACACGGGCGTTGGCCTGTGCGTACGTTTCCAGTGAACTAGTTGGCCCCCACCACACCACCGTATTCGCCGCTGTCAGGGTCACTCCGTGCGCCGCTGCTTGGGGTTGGATAAGTAGTACCCTAGGGTTTTCGGTTTTTTGAAACTGCCTAAACGTTTCTGTGCGGTTCGAGAGTGACACATCACCACGAATAATGGCAGTGCTAATACCGTCGTTCTCTAGTTTGTCAGTGAGGATGTCTATAGCGTGTCTAAAGGGCACGAAAACCAATACTTTTTTACTGGATTCGTCGATTACTTCACGTAAGACTCTATAGCGGTGTGAGATATCAAACTCTAGCGTATCTCCAGCGTCGGTGTAGACTGCACCACAAGATATTTGTAGTAGTTTGTTCATGTTAACCGCTGCATTGGCAGCAGTTACTTGCTCCCCCGCTGCGTCCATAATCATTTTATCTCTTAACAACTTATAGTATTTAGTCTGTTGTCTGGTAAGTTCAACTTCCCGTTTTACATACACCATCGGCGGTAAATCTAGACACTCATCCTTGGTGAATCGAATTGCTGGTTGGAGAACCCTGAACACCGTGTCAGTTGCATCTTCTTTAGGTACCCAACGAAAATTAGTTACCTTGTACATTACTTGGTCTCGAAATGATCCAGCAAACCTAGGTACTGCCGCAGGGTTAACAAGCCTAGCCAAACCGTACGCATCCACTGGGCTTTGTGCCGCAGGGGTACCGGTCATCATCCATAACCATTTTTCAGGGGTCATCAATGCGTTGAGCGTCTTCCATCGT